GTGATTGTTCGCGCAGTATTGTTCCCTGTATAAAGAGTTGTACTAAAGACATCGCTAACAAGGGTTTTTGCGCCACCGGCTCCAGCGGCACCCATCATCAATCGCTGTGTAGTCGGATCCATGATCAGTAGTTGATGAGGGACGAAGCACGCCAAGTTGTTCCGGCGTCATCCGTGACGAACATGAACAAATGAACCTTGCCAGTGGTGAGTGTTGGCGCAGTCCCAGCCGGCCAGACCACACCGCTGAACCAAGTGATCGTGCCGCTGGTGTGCGTCAGCTCCAGCGTGAAGGCGTAGGAGCGGGAGGCGGGGACGTTGCTGACGGTGAAAGTGCTATTCCCGTTGATTGTCTTGGTGAAGTAGTTCCCCGCAGAGCAATCAATGTCCAGCGCACCAACCGCCACCACCGTCTGCGCATAGGTGCCAGCCAGATCCAGGTCGGTGTTGCTGGCGGCGCTGGACTGACCAACAGCCAGCGTGCTGGTGGTTGCGATGCTGCCGCTGGTGCTGATGTTCCCCGAAGTGATCGCGGTGCCGCTGACTTTGCCGGCAGTGCTGATCGTTGCCAGCTTGGTGTCCGCAATTGCTGCACTGGCGTTGATGTCGGCGTTGACGATCACGCCGGAGCCGATGGCAGTGACGCCGCTGCTGTCGATCGTGACATCACCTGTCACCGCAGTGCTGGTGGGCACGTTGCTCGCGTTGCCGAGCAGGATGTTGCCGGCAGTCAGACTGGCCAGTTTGCTGTAGGCAATCGCAGCGGATGCGTTGATGTCCGCGTTGACAATGACACCACTGCCAATGGCAGCAGTTCCATTGCTGGCAATCGTAATGTCGCCGTTTACCTTGCCGAAGGTGTAATCACTGATGCGAGTGGCGGCTGCTTTGCGGTTGGTGCCGTTTGCGCCGTCGTCAACAATAAAAAGATCAACATCAGATAGCGCCGCACCAATGTCGGTGCCACCGTCGATATTTAGCGAGGAAATGCCGACTTTATCGGCTGTGCTGATTGGATCGAGTTTGCTATCGGCAATACTGCCCGCAAGCATTGCATTGGTAACGCTCGCGGTATCGCCAGTTGTAATAACTGTGCCGGTTACATCTGGCAGCGTAATTGTGCGATCCGCCGTTGGATCAGTAACTGTCAGAGTTGTTTCGTATGCGTTGGCGGTTGCGCCTTCAAAAATAAGCGTTCCAGCGGTGTCGATCGTGACATTGCCGGTAAAAGTAGGACTTGCTGCGCCTACCTTTTCGCTATCTAGTTCTTCTAGTGCGGCCTGGACATTGGTGGCACTGATGTTACCAGCGGGAGTAAAGCTGACGTTGGCTGCAACCTGTGCCGTGACAGTTTGTGATACGTCAACTTCAGTCCATGATGTGCCGTTGGAAAGGATAATATCCGGCGGGCTTAGCGAAACATTAGGGGCATTGCCTGATGTAATTGTGCCAGCTTCGGACACCACCAAGTAATACCGACTATTGGCTACTGCTGCTGCAGGTAATGCTTGGCCCACTACCAGTCCGATAGCAGTACCTTCAGCCGTTACAGATGCCACCAAGCCGGTGCCAGCGCCTGTAGAAGCATCAAATGTTCCAGCGAAAACAATTTCACCGATTGAAATGCCGATCGGTTGGAAGACGTTGCCGTCCCATAGAAATAGGTCGCGGCTAAGGGGATTAAAGAAGAACTGTCCGATGTGATCAGCGGTTGGCTGTGTTTCGCCAATTTTGCTGACGGAATAGTTTGCAAGCTTGGCGCCTGTGATGCCTGCATTAGCAATTCGATCAGTGCCAAATGTGCCGGTAGTGATCTTGGACGTTGCAAGGTCTGGAATGTCACCAGCGGCAAGACTTAGTGCGCCAGTGATATGGCCCTCGCTGTCGTAAGTGACCTTGGTGGCAGTACCAGAAACTACGTTGTTGGCGTGGTTGACTAAACCTGCGCCGTTTACAGATAAACCAGTACCGATAATTACGGCACCTTTTGCGCTAGTGGTTGCAACAGGTAGGTCGCCTGTTTGGATGCCACGTCCAGCGGTAATTAAACCTTTGTCGTCGTAAGTAACAAGATGATGCGTTGCGCTAGCTGTTACATCGTTATCAATTTCGATCGTGTTGGCGGTGTCTGAGTCCATGCGCAGACCTTCGCCGTTGACGATCACCGCACCTTTTGTGGAGCTAGTGGCAATCGGAAGGTCTGTTCCAACGATTTGTCTGTAACCAACTGCGCCGGAGTTGCCGGTGGGGCCAGCCAAGAACTCAGCAGCGCCGCTGGTGTTATCCAGGCTTGTGGTAATCGTGACTTGATCGCCAGCGGTCGCAACGCTGATGTTGACAATGCCCGCACTACTGCCAACTACGGTATTGACCGATCCAGCGGCTTTGAAGCTGACCCACTGGCTGCCGTCCCAGATGTAAGCCTTGCTGTCGTCGGTGTCTAGCGCAAACTGACCAGTAAACGCACCGCTCGCAGGCAGCGTGGTTACAAGGTCAACCGTCGATTCGTTGCCGAGTTTGGCGGCAGTTACTGCGTCGTCAGCAAGTTGAGTTGCAGTTACCGCGCCGTTTGCCAGTGCCGATCCAGGGACGGTGGCGCTATTAAATAGGATCTTGGCGTTAGGGATTGTGGCGTCTGCAATCAGCGTGACTGCATTACCAAGGAAGTCCGTAACGGTGATTTTTTTCGATTCACTGGCGCTGATGTCGGCAACAGGCAGCAGATCGCCTGCCGCTAGGTCTGCGCCGGCAAGTGCCGCTAACTGTGAGATGCGTAGGTCAGCGATGATCGCCTCCGCGCCGAGCGGCTACTAATGCTTGACCCATCTTAATCGTTACTCCTCGTCTTCCAACAGGTAGTAGCCGCCTTGCTCCAATACCAGTGGATCGCCCGATTCTTGCAGGAGTCGGCTTTCGGCGGTAGTGCGTGCTCGCAGGTGGATCGGACCAGTGGCCACAAAATCAATCGTGCTGATAATCGGATCACTTGGCGCAAAACTGGTGGCGCTGCTGGTGACGATGGCATCAAATTCCCACCAAAGTGCGTCGTTCAGTTGTGTCGACGAAAATGACCCAGCGGCTGCGTCTGTATTGGCGGATTTGATGTAAAACTTTGCCTTAAACCCAGAGCCTATTTCGGTGCGTAGCACAAGCTGCATTAAGTAATGCACCGATTCGTCGCCTGTGTTTTGTGCGTAATCCCAGTGGGCAACAAGCCGCCCAGAACCAGTAATTAGGCTGCTGTACTGCTGACGATACTCATCACTTAAAGATGTGGTATCAACAACCTCGCGGCTTGTGTTTAGCTCGTATTCAGTAATCGAACCGAGTAAGCGGGTATCACGGTCACGCACAACAACGCGGATGGGAATATCACGCGCAATCGTCGCTAGCCCAATCAGGCCGGCGCTTCCACCCTCCAAGCTGTCGTCAAAATTGTCATACAACCTGATCCCGCCCAGTTCGTCAATAAAAACGTACCAGTTGCCGCTGGTTTGAACGGTGTTGTTGTCCCAGCCGCTAGATGCCACAAAATCCAGGGTGGTGCCATCGGTCGTTGTGAATTCGACAAGATCGCCGGTAATTAAATACCCTTCATCAAAATCAAAACTGAAACGATCGCGTGCCGCGTTTACATCACTGGGATTGACGACAGATTCTTTACTGCCTTCAAATGATTTGCGGGTGATTTCTATGGCGCCAATGTTACCAAGGTAGATCCCCATGTCACACCGTCACTGCCGTCAAGGCGCCAGTTGCTTGGAAGCTGATCTGCGCTGACGTAACCTCGCCAACGCTGGCGCCGAAGCTGACGCTGGTGATGTAGGTGGTAAGTCTTACGTCATGGTTTGTGGTGCCTTCCACTAGTCGTAGCCGCATGTCTACCGTGTCACCATCGCTGACACCAGAGATGCGCAGCACTTTACGGAGTGCCGTTGCGGCATCATTTCGGCCTGTACCGTCGTTGTAATACAAAAGTGTGGCGCTGCCGCTGAACTCTTGGATGCCTGGCGCGTAGGTGCGTTGACTGTCGCCAAGACTGGTGGTTTCCAGCATTTCAAGATTGCCGGTCAGTGACCAGTTGGTTACCTTGATTTGCTCCACGCCATCTAGCAGTAGGCGCCCATCTTTGCCGGTAAAGACCTTGGCCATCAGAAGACACCCACCAAGTTCACTTTAACGGAGCTGCGTCCAGCACGAACAGCGGTAATTTGTGGCGGGTCGGCATAGCGCCACTTGTTTCCTGTGCCAGCGTCGATTGATGCTGCCGTACCAGCCCAGCCAGTTTTTGCTTCTGTGCTCAAGTCGAAAGTGTTGTATGTACCTTTTACGTCGTTGTAGTGCGTCAAAAATAGATCCGCTTGAGTATCGGTAATGTTGTCGTAGCTGAGGGACAGCTTCATCTGGGTACGAGTGTCGCCGTACAAGATCCGAACTTCTGCGCCTGATTGAGCGTTGTACGTTTTAACTGGCCAGTTGCCAGGGTCAAAGTCGCGTGATGTTGGTGCTATCGCTGGAAATGCCACAATTAACCCTCCGTGATAAAGGCTTCGGGATTGGTGACATCCATCGCCATGATGCTGTTGAGTGCAGCAGTAGTTGGGAAGTGGGCTGCTACTACGTCAACAAGCCCATCCTCAGTCAAGGTTAGCTGCTCAACCAAGTAGGTTCCACTGGAAACCGAAGCGTTGACAAGCGTAAAGATCGCGCCAAAAAACTTGCTTTCGATTGCCTTGCCGCCAGCCACCGTCATCTCTTCAGTCAAAGGATCGTCAAAATTGGCGTTCCAGTAGTAAACGGTGTAACGCCCATCTGCCAACGGTGTTACGGCGGTGATTGTGCCGTCTTCAGTCACAACACCGTTATTGGCGGAGCTGTAAGGCGATGCTTGCGTTATTACGCGGATGTAGTCACCAGGCGCCAAGTTGATGCCGTAAGGCGTAGTGCGGAATCGCACCGTATGAGTTACGCGACGGCGTAAAGACAGTAAGTAACGAGCGATCGTAAAAGCGTGTTCCCGCGTGGTGCAGTATTGCGTCATGTCAAACGATTCGATTGTTGTTGTCTCTGGCAGATCGCTCCAGCGCACTGCAATCGTTTGCTCTTCGGGAAGCTGATTGCGCTGTTCCACGCGGTAACGCATCAAGGCTTGGAAGTTTTTACGTTCTTCAGTGCTTAGGTATTCGACCGAAAAGCTGTCTTCAATAATGTTGCCTGATGTGAATAATTGTTTGATTTGAATAGGTTGCGTTGAAATTGCACCGGCGCTATCTACTGGCAGTGCTGGAGTGATACTAAATTTGCCGTTTTTGATAACAAAATTACAAAGGAAGAAAGGTGCAAGCTGGCTTACAAAATCGCGGATATTGACAGTTTGATCAATCGCGCCATCAAAGAAGAGCCTGTTTGTTGCTAAAAACTGACCCGTGGTATGTAGAGATGTTTTGTCAATTAAATCCGCTGAAACAACATTGCCTGCACCAGCGGTTTTGTCGGTTAGCAGGTGATACACCAAATCGGTAAATAAATTGCTGGTTCCGGTGCTAGTCGAGCCGCCAGGCTCAAAGCGTGTTACAGAGATGCCGTCGGCGAGCCACACCCGTAGTTGATTGATGGACGTGAAATTTCTAGATGCTTTTAACGCCAAACCAGCGATGGTAAGTTTGTCGTAATTAGGAACGTTCTCGTTAGACGTATATTCATTGACGTAGGTGATTTCATGCTCTGGGCCGCTTTCGTTTGATTTTGTTAGGAGGCTGTTGTAAAAACTGACATCGGTAAGTTGACTGTTTTCCTCAAACAAACGTGGCGCTGTGACCTGCGCTGGAATAACAGTGGTAGTTAGACCTTGAACACGCAGTGAAACACCTACTTGTTCATTGGGTTGACTAAGCGCACTGGCAAAGGGGTTGGTATTGCTGGATGGAGTTGTGAAGAACGCTGTTTGACCGGTTGCCCAAGTCAACGACGAGCCCTCAGCGACTGGTGTGAAGGTCAGTAGATCCCAAGCATTTGTGATGCCGGGGAAGTCTTGGCGCAAGCGTTCCGGGGCAGTTACCGCAATGCCAGTCATTAAGACGCGAAGCGTTTTGCCGCCCTCCGTTGCATTGAACACGTAACTTCTTTTTGTGCCAACTGGGTAGCTG